TTGGAGTGAAGATATCAAAAACAGGCAATTACACAATATTGTTTACAGTCTCTCCTTCCGCTGTGCTTTCCAGAGTTATCTTTCCACCAAGCGGAACTGCCTCAAAAGCACCGGTTACAATCTCTTTGGCCTTATCGGGATACTTCGCGCATATCTTGCCGAACTCAGAGACGTGCAGACTGTAAAGCGTCCCACCACGAAACGAGGTGGATACCGTTACACTGCCACCGTTTTTGAAGACATATTCACTGGTAGTCTCTTTAACCAGGGGGTTAGCCTTCTTGATGTCGTCTGTCATTCTCTGATAGGCGAACTGCGTCTTGTTACGAAAGAGTCTTTCTGCGTCAGGCCGAGTATGGGCAATCAATGCGCACTCTTTCCTGTGGAATATGGCTAAGTCCAACTGAATGATGCAGACCTCAGTCGTGAAGCCGAGCTGCCTAGCCTTCAGGATGACGTTTCGGTCATGCATCCCATCGAAGTACTCCAATTGCTCTGGAGTCATTTTGAAAGTGACACACTTCCCATTTTTGTCTTTGATTTTGTAAAGATGATTAAGACGCCAGAACCTGTTCTTTAGCAGCTTTTTCTGTTTATCAGTTAACACAGCCACTCCTTACAGGTCATCATCTCCTATTTCATCCATTACTGATGCTACTGAGCTAATAGCCACCCCGCCTGAGTGCTCAACCTTCTGCCTATTTGTGTAAGCATCACCAACCTCTTTCGCGGCCTGCTCCATTAGCTGGGCAGTCATTCCGAAGTTTTTTTGTTTTTCAGTAGCGGCGGCCATGCGATCCAAAGCCCGTAGGCGATAGGCCTTATTTGCTATTGGAATGCTTGCTATTTCGGTCTGGAAGCGTTCACGCGTGATGGTAAATAGTTCAACCCATTTCTTAGCTAAGCCCTTCCCGCTAACTTTTGTCGGGTCATGCGATTCAACCTGCTGATGGGTAACTTTAATCCCAAATTCTTTTTGGACAGCTTCAGCCACCATCGACAAGGTATCGAAGCACGCCAATGCTTGAATGATGAAGGCTTTCACATCCGGTTTTAAGGCAGCCATAAATCACCATTCATCCAAAGCAATCCAAAGTTAAGCCAGTTTTAATAGGCATGTTCCACACGCCCTGGCTACGTTAAGATGGGCTACCTCCGCAGGTTTGTTTGCCGCATCAATCATTTCCTGTACTTCAACGCTTGCACCGTATCTGCGAACCACACCCACGAATTCCTCAATATCATGTCCACGCAGCTTCAATACCGGCTGCCCTTCTTTGTTGAACTTGGGTGCGCCGAATTCGTCGGTAGCATGGCTGATGTGATAAAGCTCATGTTCTATCAGTGCGCAGAACTCAAGATCAGAGCATTGAGCGCAATAATCAGCAGCCAGGGTGATTATGAATGTCGGTACATCACCAAACCATTCATACATCTGCTGTTCCATTCGGGCCTTTTGCCAGCCACCGGCTCTCATTGCTACCTGCTCGGCTTGACCAAGAACAGTTCTACCCTGCTTTTCAAACGCAGATGATGCCCACATGATTTTTATGTCAGCGTCAATTAAGTGTCCGTGGTCGGGATTGTGCAACTCGCCATCGTCACTGAGTATTTGACTGTTAACCCACTCAAGCACTTCAGTGGCGGGAACCAATTCAATGTGAGGTCTGAATTCATTAACGAACGATAATGGCGGGTATGGCCGCTTCATTTGTGTATCTGAATTAGCCATAACAGAATATTCCGCTGGTTGATAAAGTCTCAGCCGCTAATTGGCTGAGACTTCGATATGTGAAAACATCTATAAGATTCTGTCAAAGGCACTTTATAAGCACCTTTTGCAGAGTTTTATAAATTCAATGCTTTCATTCGATAACGATCGTTTTAAACGATCAATAATCGTTTATTGATCTGTACAACCAATTTCCATCCCTCTGAATTGACTGTCATTCTTTTGTCAAACAAAAAGGATGGCGGCAATGTGGATTAAATTTAAGAATTGGTGCATGACAACGACTGTGTATTACTCATCAGTGATAGTAGTGATAAGTATCAGCGAATTGTCGTTTTTGTCCGCTATTACATATCTAATAGCAGAATGCTTTTAGTTGATTGAGAGCTGTTGTGAAAGTAGCTCTCAATTTGTCTTTATTATCAACTATTATCAACGGGCTCATTTTTGAGCCGGTCATGCTGCCTGATTATTCAACTGCCACGATGCCCACAGTCCAGCGATCCACTGAATACCCTTCGGTGTGAATTTAGCCTGGGTAAATGCATGCCCGTTGTTAAGGTTCTCACCTGTCTTTACAGTGAATCGGCCTGCATCAATATGCGGAGCGCGAGGCGTCATTTTCCCACCAAGAACGTACATAACATTAGAAGCAATCAAGAAAGCCCTGAACTCTGGTTCTTTCGCCTTCAGTAGTTTGCAAGCCTCACGGAAGCCAAATGAACCGGATGCATTGACGTAGTTATCAACGAAATCAGCCTTTGGAGCAGCGACAGCCAACTCATTTTTCAATTTGGCATTATGCTCTGCCAAGTCAGCAGCAAGTCGAAGTGCTTCTGGTAAGCTTTGGGGGATGACTGGGCAATGCATTACCTTGAGCTTTGCCAGCACAGAACGGCGAACTGCTTTGGATTCACGCATACCGATAAGCGTCATCTGCTCCATATTGAGCATGTAGCCCTTAACCGCTCGGCTGGCACCTTGCCCGGTGGTCACGTAAAAGTTTTCCGCGACCCCTAAGTCGTCAATTTCATCTTCAATACGAGAAAGAAAGTGGCGATTTTCCACTTCAGGTTCCCCGTATTCAATTCGGGCTGGGTTAATTATATTCCTCAGAAAGTCCAAGCTAGTCATGGATGCTTCCTGCTCAATTGCGATCATACTTTTCATATCGGATATACCTTTTAGTGATGAACCTTGTTCGCACAGGAATACGGCCCTCAGAAGGCATCCGACAGCCAGCCGGTTCCTCAAGGGTCATCCTGAAAGGTTCTGAGTGATTTGCGCTGCGATGCGCTGGATTTACTGCCAATAAAAAAGGCCCAGTCGTTAAACTGAGCCTTCATGTTCTTTGTTCGCAGCTTTGCCACGTCTTCACAGAGTTGCTCTGCTACTTCTCGTCTTTCCGAGCCGCCAAGATAATGATCAACCTCCAGTGGGGTTAAACAATCTCTGTCTTGACGCCATGCTTCACGATGAAGTCACCAATGGCGTCAATGTTTGGTTCGGTTGCGAAGATGAAACAGAAAATATTTAAAGTGTGCAGATATGGAATTACCCACCACTTAATGCTTATTTTGTATGCCAGTATTTTCGCCATGTTGACACTCCGTCTTTAACTTGGAATAAGCTGACTCAAATCCTATCTGTTCGCGCCAATACCTGAATCGCTGCCAATTGATATTCCATGCCGGATACCAAGCCATTGCTAATCCTTACTTCAGGCACACGTTAGTGATGTAGTCCTGTAAGCCGCTTATTTGGCTTGTGGCAATTCCGATACGCTCGCGGAGACTGAGATAATCCCGTTCAGCGGCGTTAGTAAGTCTGGCGCTGGCATCATCAGGGACGCTGGCGGGGCCGGTGGTTTTGGGCGCTGGTTTTGAACATGTGGCGTTGAGTTGCAACCGCTTAGTGCCAGAAGCGATATCAGTGCGCAGGCGCTCGTTTTCAGATTTGACATCTGCTAATTCCTTGGTGGTTTTGATATCGATAGCGGCTACGGCTTGGCGCTGGGCTTCGATTAGCTGAAGGTCTTTCTTCTGCTGATTAGCCACTGATGCTATTTCTACTACATCACGCTGAAGTTTTGCCGCCTCGTTCTGATAATAAGTCACACCAACAAGCAGGGCGGCAATTACAGCAATGAGGGCAGTAGTTAACTTTCCAGGCATAGCGCCTTCTCCTTCTCGCGACGAGTCACCAGCCCCGGCAATTTTTTACCGCCACCATATATCCAGCGCGGGAACTGTTCACAGGCCGCTGTCACGTTACCAGCGCGAAAATACTTGAACATTGTGGATTTCTGCATCAATGAGCAACCGGCGTTAAAGCTGATTGACGTAGCGGCATCAAAAGCGCTGGGCGGTAATTTATTGCCATTTGCATAGCGAATGACGCAGCGTTCAGCATCAAGAATGTTCTTTTCCCAATCTTCGGCTATCTGAGTGTCGGTCTTAATAACTCCAGCCTTGACGCCATGAGTGTTGCCAATGCCATCAGTCAGTACTCCAGCCGGACAAGCGTATGGGTCGCGGCGGCATGATTCAGCATTGCCGATCAGCTCAAGTCCTCGTTCGCTAGTTCTTACGTTGCCCGCCGAAATAACAATCGCGATGATGACTGCAACAGCACAAGCAGACCCGGAGGCAATGCGTTTTATTGTCGCCATCACTCATCTCCATGTGCTGCAAGTATTTTCTTACGAAGAGCTGGACTCATTAGCCTTCTCCCGCAACTGAAACTCTTTACGCTTGTAATGCCAGTTAATAGTGAACGTTCCGACTGTACATGCTATGCCGACGACGATAGCCCACTCATTGAGCGACAGTGAACCCAACATCACAGTGAATGCCCCCCAGCCGTAAGAAGAGCCGCTAGTGTATTTTTCCATTCTCATGGTCTCCCCTCCCGGTTGGGTGGGCGTTCGTTGTGTGAATTTAGCCCACCAGTGCAGCCACTCGTCAGTTAAGTGTGTGTGGAGTTGATTGGGTGACTGATGAGCTAAAACGGAAAAGGCCACGCATAAGCGTAGCCCTGAAAAAGTACCGGGATACCACTCACGCCCGGTGCGCGTTCCCTGCTTTCCACAGTCAAAGAAAATTGATATGTTGGTTATTCCACAGTTAATGCAGGGATTTAAAAATGTCAGATTTTACTATTAGAGTTGAGCTACATAATGCTGACTCTGATGACTACGAAGCTCTTCACGAAAAAATGAATGCGAAGGGATATAAGAAAGAAATAACTACAGATGGTAAAACCTACAAATTACCCACTGCTGAATATGTCTGTAGTAAAGACTTATCTGCATCTGAAATTCGTGATGATGTACTGAGGATTGCAAACTCGATAAAGCCAAAGTCTGATGTGTTGGTAACGAAGTCTAACGGAAGAGCGTGGAGCCTCAGTAAAGCCTAATAATCTTGACCCAGCTTAAGTTTATCGCCACAGACCTCATCATCATCTGTAGAATAAAGTTCAATAAATGCCGCTTTAGCATCCCGAGCCAGCGCCATTGCTGGTTCGAACCCATTACTTTTTGGTGACCCAGCCGCAGGGAATCTATCCGAAAGTGTTTGTGCTGCCATTATCTGTGCTTCATGTGGTAATTCTGCAAATTTCATACCTACCTCTCTGAAGTAAAAAGGCCCACCGAAGTGAGCCTTGAAATTAGTTGGTTAATATTTTCATATAGTTAATGAATGTCACCCTCACCAATGAGGGCGACCATGCCGAGGACTTGCTCGATATGGTTATGCGTGATTATTTCATAACGGATAGTGAAAATGATAACGGATAAGGATGTGGTGCCCGCCTTGGCGAGTGTTGGATTTAACCGCTACACCACATTCGGCTGGGTACTGCCTCGTCCAGACCTCGGAGGATGGCAAGATTCAGGTTCTTTCAGTACCCATGCGAATGTAGAAACGAAAAAGCCCCGCGATATACGAGGCCTTTTTTAATGGTGTAAGCTACGTGACGAACTAACCACTCTTATCATGATATTCAGTTTTTTACGATCGTAAAGAATATTTCACAATAAGATTTCAATAAATTCGCTTGAACTTGCTGCTATCCATTTGCACAGCGACAAAGCCAGTCGGCTTAAATCCTAAGTCCGTAGCTATTCCACTTGCTATTGTTCTAAATGTGTCCGCTTTCCCTATAAGCTCAAGGCAATTACCAAACATTTCATCATAAATAATAACGCGCACACGATAACGAGATTTTAATTCTGCTGGAACTTTGGTGACGGGTGTTATTACGGGTGGGGTGTTACCGACTTCTTTGTCCAAAATGTCGAGCACCCATTTGCGGAATTCTTTGGCTATTTCAGTACGGGCAAACATGGCGATCAAATGAGCGCCGCGCAGGGAGAAAACTCTAACGTCTTTTGCTGACTTTCCGTTACCAAACCCCTTTACACTCAATTTGAGGGTCAAGGTCATGGCTTCTGTAAATTCGTCGGAATTTCGATTGTATATCTGGCTTACTGCATCTGATTTTTCCATGCCAAGCGCTTTGGCAATTTCAGTCCCACGTAACCAGATTTGTCCAGAGTGATTGGCAATATCGAATTGAGTGTTGCGAAAGGATAATTGAGTATTCATAGTTGTGATTCTCCTACATATAGGATGATCACCACCGTCTGGTGCAAATCATTGGGTGGTGAGACGTACGAGGTTTGCACTACCGGTCACAACAACACCCGGCGAGCCTTTCAGCTCCCCCGTACGCCCCACCATTGTTCTGATGTAGTCATACGTTACGCATAAAAAAACCGCAAACGCGGCTATGCGTTGTTGTGATATCCAGGGTGCAAATCCCGACACCTGATTTTGCAGGTGTACAGGAAATATAGCCCCGAATACCGTCAATCGTCAAGCTGCTAACTCCCGCCTGACTTGTTTATCCATTTCGAGCTTTACTTCTAATGCCATCAGGTAGCCGTCAATAACCCCTTCGGCGTTCTGTAGCTTTTTGCCAATGTGAGTATCAGAGCAGTGATGCTCTTTCGATAGCTGCATAAATGTTTTGCCAAATACGTAATAATCAAACAACAAGCTATGAACGACTGGATGCTTACTGTTTAATCCAGCCATAATGCCCGAAATAATTAGCCCATCCTCGTCACAACATTGAGTTCGGCTTTTTACTTTTGATGGTATCAGTCCAGAAAATCCGGCTGCGATTGGGGGCCAATAGACATCTTCTCTATTATCAGCCACCCATGCACCCCAGCGTTCAAGAACAAGTTGAATGTCACGCATTTATGCAGCCTCTCGAAGTTTTTTAAGTGCTTTGGTTTTTGCCCGGTACTCATCCCGGATTCGGATATAGTCATCACGCCGGTAGTTCGTCATTTCATGCGGCCCCATCAAAATATCGAAACGAACCTGCCCGATTTTCGCAATCAGGTTGGGAGTGTATTTTTCAATGTTTCCAGACAGGTGGTTATTACAGGGGGCGCACTGGCGATGGCAATTATCTTCGTTGAACCGTAATTCTGGATTTGCTCCTACCGTGAGGTAATGCCCAGCGTGATACTGGCCCTCATGGAATCGACCACAGCTAACGCAAGCGTCTCCCGCGTCACGAGTGCGGATGTATTCATTAAAAGCTTGCTGGGCTTGTTTGGCGAAGTAACTGAGGGGTTTTACTGCTAACTTGCGGATCTTAAGGCTACGTCTTTCGGCTTGGGTTTCCTCTCGCCGTCGCTGTTCTGTTTTCTGTATCCTATTTTGACGGGCTTTTAGTGCCAACTGCTTTATGTATTCCTCTTTGTGCTCTTCATCACACCACCACTGATATACGGTCTCTGGCTTGAACCTCGTTTTGCATACTTTGCAGTTACGATTTTTTGGTAACTTGTTCATCTTCGTCTCCCTCTTATCCCTGCATAAATTACAGAGCAGATGAACGCGCAAATTATTAGCCAGTCAGATTCACTCATGCTGCCACCTTTCCCTTGTCACCGAACCGGTTGGCCCACTCAATTGCAAGCCGTGATTCATCGCTGAACTTAACGCCATGCGTAGCGCCGAAAGCATTGATCAGCTCTATCAGGTCGCGCAGCTCGCCAACGGTCATGCGGCTTGTTGATTGCCCCAGTACAACAAA